ATCAGCGATAAGGAACGCTATAACCTTGCTGTCAAGGACTTTATTTATGAGTATAAAATGCAGCCTCCATACACATCTTACAATTCATTTAAGAACTACCAAACCAAATCAAGACCCAAACAACCACTAAACATAGTGGGAATATCATAGAAACTTAATTAACCGTTTGTTAAAAAACAAACACTACCCTTCTTTTTTTAACTATTAGTTAACAATTAGTTACAACGCCTTTAGTTAGTTTGTAGAAACTAACAGAATAAAGTGTGTTAAAATCAAGCGTATTTGGTAAGATTAGAAATGCCTTTTCAGTTTTAAAAGGTAATATTCATATTTTCGGAAACGATTCTTGGGATAAGTTACTTTCATTCACAGGTGGAATACTTGACGAAGATAGCGGACAGGAGGTTACATCTGAATCTGGTACAGCACTTGCCACCGTTTTTTCTTGCCTTAATAATCTTAGTCAAGACCTTGCCACTCAGCCAAAACAATTAAAAAGAAATACTTCAGAAGGAATTGAATCTTTGAGTAATCAATTTACTCACATGATCAACCATAAGCCTAACAAGTGGGAAAACGCTTGGCATTTCTGGTATGGGATTGTATTCATGGGCGAAGGTTGGGGCAATAGTTATGCCTACATCTCTAACCGAGATAGTCAGGGGTATGCTAGTGAGCTTGTAAGAATCAAGCCTTGGTTAGTTACCCATGAGATCGTAAACAATGAGCTTTATTATGTTATTGACAATAAGGTAGCGGTCCATTCTTTGGATATGTTTCACTACAGAAGCATGGTTACTAGTTCCCCAATAGGTGAAAACAAAATCTCTTTTAACGCTAAAACCATAGGGTTAAAATTAAAGCAACAATCTTATACATCTAAATCAGTAGGCAATAAGCCTCCAGGTATATTATTTCTTAAAACAGCTACCAAAGAGCAAGCCCTTGAAAATAAAGAAGAGTGGAACAGACAGGTTGCAGGAGATAATTTAGCAGGAACACCAGTATTAAGGGGAGAGGTTGATTATAAGAATATAATGCTGGATCCAAAGGCTACAGAAATTATCATGCAGCATAATTTGACTGATCAGTGGATTATGTCAATATGGAGGATTTCACCATCAATGCTTTCAAAGGAAGATAAGACAAGTTATAGCCAAGCAGAACAGCAGAACATTAACTATGTTAGATATGCTTTAATGCCTATAACTGTCAATTTAGAGCAAGAAATGGGCAATAAGCTCCTTCCTATATCCAATGTAAGGAAAAGATACCCTGAATACCTAAAACTTAATCTAAAATCATTATTGAGAGGTGATATTAAAACACAAACAGAATACTACAAATCAATGAGAACCGGAGGTATTCTTAATGCTGATGAAATCAGGGCTTTTGATGATCTGCCACCACAAAAAGATGATAAAGGGAATGTTGGTATAGGCAAGAAATATTACATACAGGGTGCTATGGTTGAGGTTGGCAAGCCTACAGAGGAAGAAGCCCAAGAGGAAAAGACTCTAAAATTATTAGATGATTTTGCTAAGAAGCACAAAATGAACGGGTACGGTAAAAAAGAAGTTGAGGTATGAAAAACAAGGTAGATAAAGAGGCATTGAAAAAGGCTATTGAAAAACATAAGAGTCTAAAAATTATAAGAAAATGATATTTCAAAAAGACGTCAAGAAAAACATACAGTACTTGAAGGATCATAAGAAAGAATTGATTGCAGAAAAGTACACTCAAATAAAACAAGCTGATGCTTTTCAGTCTGTTTGTGGTTACTATGAAAAAGGCGAAGAGGTAGCAAAACGAAATGAACTAAGGAACTGGAAAGACCTTAATTCTGTGAAGGTAGAAGCTATAATAAATACTACAAACGTGATTGATTCTCATAGCGATCTTCACGTTCCTGGTATTTGGGATAAGTCTCTAAAGCAAAACGCTAATCAGATGGCTCATATTCAAGAGCATAAGAGTGGGCAGTTTGATTCTATAATCTCAGATGGTGAAGACTTAAATGTAAGTGTAAAAAACTTTACATGGAAAGAGTTAGGTCAACCATATTCAGGTAAAACACAAGCGTTAGTTTTTGACTCGGTTGTGCATAAAGATAGGAATGAATTTATGTTTGGCCAGTACGCTAAAGGGTTTGTAAAAAATCATAGTGTTGGAATGGGATATGATGAATTTTACTTAGCTGTTAACGATCCAGATGATAAGTATTGGGAAAAAGAATATAATACTTGGAAGGAGTACATAGGTCAGGCAGTAAATCCAGAAGTAGCAGAAGATCAAGGGTTCTTTTATGTGGTGACACAGGCAAAGGCTTATGAAGGTTCGGCTGTGCCAATGGGTTCTAATCACATAACACCTACAAATAGTGTAAGCGCTAAAACAGAAGAGACACCTGTTAAAGATAATACCCCTAGTGAAAACAAGGGCAACAAAAAAAAGTTAGGATTAATTAAAATGAGAAAACAAAAATAAGATGGAAGAATTAAAAAAAGCAATTCAAGACAGAGCCGATCTTCTAGTAGAGGCCGAGGTTCTTGTTTCAAAGAGTACTACGACTGATGATGAGGATAGCAGATTTGACGTTATTACAGAAGAAGTAAAGGCCCTAGACAGTTTGATTATTAAGCTGGAACAAAAGGAGGACATGAGGCAGAAAATCGCCTTGCAAAAAGCACAAGACAGAACTTCTTCTGATCCTGTTCTTGATGCTATAGTCGATAAGGGAACTCCGAAAATAGAAATAAAAGAAACGGCCAAGGCTACAGAGGAAGCTAGAAACGTCAACACTTTTAAGTTGATTCAAGGTGTTATGACAGGGAATAGTCATAAGATCGACGAGGCTAGAAAGAGTCTTGCAGATGGTGGCCATTTCGATAATATGTTGAAAGGGAAAGACGGATCTACAAAAGGGTTTAACACTTTAGTAGACACAGATGGAGCAGTATTGGTTCCTTCTTCTATCACTAGTCAGGTGATGGACATTATGCAGACTTACGGAATTATACCAAGACTAGCGCAAAATCTTGGCGATATTTCTCAGTCAAGTGTTAAAATTCCTCAAATACTAGGAAGGCCATCATTTACAGCAGTAGGTCAAGGTCAAGCGATCCCAGGTTCAGGTTTTAATCTTGGTGCTATTGAGTTGAAAGCTCAAAAGTGGGCAGCCATTATCAATTGGACTAACGAGGTTTCTGATTCGGTTGCAGCTAGGTTGATGCCTATTATCATGAATAAGATTGCCGAAGGTTATGCTTATGCTCAGGATGATGTGTTCTTTAACGGAACAGGAACGAGTGTCTACAATGACATTCAAGGATTAGAAGGATTGGTAGGAACGGCTAATTATGTTCGTTTGGCTTCTGCTGTTTCAGGGAATGTTTCTCATGCAACATTAGACCCAGATGATATTATCACACCGCAGCAAAATGTTGCTCCTGGTGCTAGGGCTGGTTGTGTTTATGCAATGCACCCAAATATGATCTTTACTTTGAGAAAGTTAAAAGATACAGCAGGTAAATATATTTATGGTGATCCAAGTGAGCAACGTCCAGCCGGTTCTTTGTGGGGTTATCCAATAGAAACATCTGAGGCTTTCAATATCACAGATGGAGTAAGTAAATCAGTTTGCGCATTCTTTAACCCTTCATTTGTGGCTTATGCTACAGGTAAGAGCTTGTCAATTGATGAGTTGAAAGAGGGTTCAATTGTAGATAGTGATGGTGTTACTGTCAATCTTGCAACTACAGACCAGAAAGCTCTTAGAGTAAAAGGTTTGTTTGATCTTATTCTTTCAAGTGTTACGAGAACTACAGCAAGTACAGCACAAGGAGCCTTTTCAGTATTAAGAACAGCAGCTTCATAAATAACGCTTTTATCAACACCTCTAAAAAGGGGTGTTGTAAAGCAATTAAATAATCATTAAAAAATAGAAATAATGTCAGGAATATTAGATATAAAATCAAGGGTTAAAGTAGGGTTTTTGCATCCAACAGTTGCAACTACCGCTACACAAACAATCCAAGGATTAGACATAACAGGCTGGAAGTCTGCAATGTTCGTAGTAGAAGTAGGGGCTCATACCGCAGATGATTTGGTAGTTACCTATCAAGAAAAGGACACTGGTGGTTCTTGGGCTAACATCGCTGAGTCAGATTTGGATGGTGTTGGAACGGTTCAAAGTAGAGCTATTGTAGCTGGAGATGCGGACACAGTTATTTATATCGGTTATAAAGGTATAAAAAATAATGTTGGAGTGGTAATCACTGATTCTGGTACAGGGTCGGTAGTAATTGGAGCAATTGCGGTTGCAGGAAATCCAGACGAGATTCCACAAAACTTAACATAAACACAAGCTATGAGCCTCCTAACTTGGGAGGCTCATTGTTAAATCAATTTAAAGATGGCAAAATATAAATTTAAGTATTTCGGAAGTGCTGAAGGTCTTGGAACAAAACAGATATATCACTTTGATAAAGATCAAGTAATGGAAGCTCCATTAGGAGAGTTCACAAAGGATATAGCAGAGATTGTTCCTGAAGTTAAAACTGATAAAAGAAAGAAATAATGGCACTAATAGCGGTACAGCAATGCACAGAAGGGGGGGACTCAGATGTAGTATTAACACAGGCTCAAACGTCTGATACATTTGCATGGTCGCCTAGTTTATTTATTTACATTCAGAATGATAACGGATCTCCTACCACTATTACGGTAACTGATACGGTTGGAACTATTAAAGATGCTATTTATGGTGATGTGGTTAAAGGAACAACTTCAGTTACAGTAGCAACTACTAAAAGTGGAATGATAGGGCCTTTTAAAAGTAACGCTTTTAAATCATCCGAGGGGTTGTTGACTATAACAACTTCAAACTTTAATACGGGTGTATTTGTAGCAGGAATTAATTTCTAATATGACAGTTGATAGAACCACAGATGCAGTAAGTGAGCCGGTAACAGCAGCGCAAGTAACAGACTCTTTAGTACAGTCCGAAGGATGGGATTCAGCTAGAATTACTCTGTTAATTACAGCAGCTAGGAACGCTATGGAAAATATTACCGATAGGTCATTTATAACTCAAACATGGACTATGCATTTAGATGTTTTTCCAGAAGAGATACAAATTCCTAAAGGTAAGCTAATTGCTATTTCTTCATTTTTATATGATGATGCTAGTGGAGTGGAGCAATCTCTTGCTGTGACAACTGATTACACATTAGACAACAACGGCAAGAAAGCTAGGCTAACACCTACGACAAGTTGGCCTTCAACATTATCAACAAAAAAAGGTGTTGTAAGGTTGGTTTACACCGCAGGATATGGAGCAGCAAGCGCAGTACCGCCAGCAGTTAAAGAATCTATAATCGCTAAAGTAGAGCAACTTTATATGAAAGACGATAGGAATGAAGAGATGTTAAAATCTCTAATTAGTCCTTACAAGCTATACTTTGACTACTCTATTCAATGATTGATATACGGCCTTCAGAGTTGGACATGATTGGTAACATCGAAAGAAGCG